TGACGCAGCAGCAGCACAGACTCGATTCGACTTTGCTCAACAATATGACATTTCAACCATTAACGCCAAAAAATCTGTTGTTGATGGGATTGGCCACGTGGCTTCCCTTATTGACAATGATCGGCTTATCGTTGATTCTTCCTGCGTAGAAGTCTTGAGGTCTCTTGACCAATATAGGTGGGATCCGAATCCAAACTTAATAAGAGAGAAACCGGTTCATGATTCTTCTTCTCACATGGCAGACGCATTAAGATACGCACTTTATAGTTTTGAAGAGAGCGCACCAACATTTTAAATGCAACGAAAAAATAATCCTTGACTTTCAACTAACCTCTCAGTATAATTTATAAAAATGGCAGAGCTAAAACGCGACCCGATCAAATACATCAGAGACAAAGCCAAAGCGAAGTATGAAAAAGGCGATGCTTGTGAGATTTGCGATGCAAAGGTAAAACTCGATTTTCATCATTTCTATACGCTAGCTCCACTGTATCATAAGTGGGTAGAAGAGAAGAAGAAACTTCGTCCAGAACATTACACAGATGAATACATTACAATCTGGAGAGACGAGTTTATCGAGGATAATTGGCAAGAACTTTATTTTGATACTGTAACTCTTTGCCACGAACATCATTTAAAGCTGCATAGTATTTATGGGCGCAATCCTGGGCTGCATACAGCAAAGAAGCAAATGCGCTGGGTAGAGATTCAACGAGAAAAACATGGCATGGTATAATTTCTGGAAAGGCGTGGAGCCTACTGAAAAACTAAACCCAGCGCAAGAAGAGATTGTAGTTAGTCTCGAAGGCGCGGGCCCTATTGCCTCTAGAGAAATTACGTAACTACACAGCATATTATGAATACCTAGAAGTTGTTAATCGTGCCGTCAATATGATTGTTGACGACACTGCTGAAATTCCCCTTCGAGTAGGTGAACCAATTCAAGGATTGAGTTCGGTTGTAAAGGGTGTAAGACGTTCACGTGTTGATCTTTTGCTCAACAAAGAACCAAACCCCTTTCAAGATATTTCGTCATTCAAGCGAAACCTCATTATCGACTATATACTCGACGGTAATATTTTCATCTATTTCGATGGGGCGCATCTTTACCATCTTCCAGCAAACTATACTGATATTGAACCGGATACGAAAACATACGTACAAAAGTACACTTTTCAAACCAGCATAGACTATTTTCCCAAAGAAATTATTCATGTCAAAGAAAATTCTTTTCATAGCATTTATCGAGGAACAAGTAGACTAAGAGCGGCACAGCGAGTTATGTCTCAGCTTACTCGTATGCGTGAATTCCAAGATAACTTTTTTAAGAATGGTGCGGTTCCTGGTCTCGTAATTAAATCCCCTTCAATAATTAGTGAGAAAAACAAAGAAAGAATGATTCAATCTTGGATGACTCGCTATCGTCCAGATGGTGGAGGAAGAAGACCATTAATTTTAGATGGTGGTATGGACCTTGATGCTATCTCAAATGTGAACTTTCGAGAGTTAGACTTCGAAAATTCCATAGAAAGTGCAGAAAAAGAAATACTAAAAGTTCTTGGTGTTCCTCCGATTATGCTTGACTCAGGAAATAATGCAAATATTCGTCCAAATCATAGACTCTATTATTTAGAAACAATTTTACCTATCATTAGGAAAATAAATTTTGCGTTAGAAAGATTCTTTGGATATGAAATTACTGAAGATGTTAGCAATATTCCTGCACTTCAGCCAGAACTTCGGGATGCAGCAGCCTACTATGCTACTCTTGTAAATACAGGAATTATTACACCAAACGAAGCGCGACAAGCATTGAATTATGATGAACAGTTTGGGGCTAGCGAGCTGAGGATACCTGCAAACATTGCAGGCTCGGCTGCTAATCCAATAGAAGGTGGAAGGCCAACAGAAGAACAAGGAGATACTAATAATGGCTAAAATTTCAGAATCTTTTAAAATACTCTTGGAATATTTTACTCACGTTGGAGAAGTACCTTCAAAGAGAGAATATATTCAGTTAGGTAATAAAGCCCCAATCCCACATAAAAATTTAAAAAGAATTTTTGGGGTCAGCTCTGATTATTACAAAATTATAAAACATATAAAACATACTTATCCAAGCGAGTGGGCAAAGATAGGTACCACAATTTTAGAGGAACCTCCCAAGGTTCCAGAACTAAAACCAACGGTAACTACCCAAAAAGTAGAGCCAGAGGTCATTGAGGAGACATTGGAAGCTCCCAAAGACGAACTTTCTCCATTAGAGAAACTTCGTGCAGTAACAGGAGAATCAAGTGAATAAGATTTTTCATATTGGCTCCACTTTTAAGGCATTCGATGAAGGTGATGACCTTCATATTGCTGGAATGGCCAGTACTAACGGTACTGACCGAGTTGGAGACATTATTGAGACAGAAGCTTGGACGAAAGGCGGGCTTGACAACTTTCTTAATAACCCTGTAATTCTTTTTAATCACGACTACAATCAGCCGATTGGCCGAGCAGTTCAGCTTGGTACGAATGATAACGGTCTGCAGTTAAAAGCAAAAATTGCTAAATCTGCTGGTCACGTAGGTGAATTGATTAAAGAAGGCGTTCTTGGAGCTTTTTCTGTTGGTTTCCGAGTCAAGGACGCGGAGTATATGACGGAAACCGATGGATACAAGATCAAGGATGCAGAATTACTGGAGGTTTCGGTAGTCACGGTTCCTGCTAACCAGGCTGCAACCTTTTCTCTTGCGAAATCTTTTGATTCCGAAAGGGATTATGAAGAGTTCAAGAAATCTTTCAAAATAAACGATTCCGAGGAAAAACATGTTATTAGTGTTCAAGAGACTGAAGACAAAGTAACTGTTGAGTTTGAAAAACATTCCGACGAGTCAATGCCAAAAGACTTATCACAAGTCGAAGCACAGGAGAAAACTATGAGCGATATTGATATCGACGCTATCGTAGCCGCTGCTGTCGAAAAGACCGCGGCTGCAATGGCAATGAAAGACGCTGAACGCAAGGCAGAAGAGCAAGCTAAAATGGAAGCAGAGCAAAAAGCTGCTGCCGAAGCTGAAGCTCAGAAAGCTGAAGAAGAACAGCGTATTGTTACCGCCGTATCAAGCGGTGCAGAAAAATTAATGGCTGACGTTGAAGCTAAAATGGCTGAAAAAGATGCTAATTTTACAGAAATTATTGGTTCATTGCAAAATGAATTGAAAGAAAAAGCTGACGAAATTGAGAAAATGCGTCAAAGCAAGCGTGTATTCTCTGATCGTTCTGATAAATCAGCAGTTTCAGAAGAGGATTTGGTTAACGCACACCTTCTCGGTGTAGTTACTAACAAAGGCTTGGAAGGGACTCGTTTCGGACGTTCTATTATGGAAAGGGCTGTTAATGCAAATACGGGTGTAACAGTTCCTTCTAGTACTACAGAAGATTTTGAAAGTGTAGTTTCAACTGCTATCGAGCGCGATATCCAGTTGGAATTGATTCTCGATCCTCTCTTCCGTAAGGTACAAATGAATGCACGTTCATTGGTAATTCCTACTATGCCTGATGCTGGTTATGCAGAGTGGGCAGACAATGATTCTAGTGGCGGAGCCAGTGGTTCAGAGTTTAATGGTAATTTAAATGAGCGTGGAGATGCCGGCGGCTCACCTTTTGGTGGGGTTGGTATGGGCTCGCATGTATTGACGGCAGATCGTTTGATTTCTCGTTCTTACATTGCAAATGAAACTGAAGAAGACGCAATTATGCCTGTTCTTCCTTTAATTCGTGAAGCAATGGTACGTTCTCATGCACGCGCTATTGAGCACTCACTTCTTTATGCAGGGCATACTGATGCGGTTAATACCGGAGGCCAGAAAGGTCTTATTCAGCAAGCTGTAGTTGAATCTGGAAATGGTATGATTCTTGATACTGACGATACTTCTCCTTTTGACTATACCGCTACTGCAGCTCAATTGTTGAACATGCGTCAGGTGATGGGCAAGTATGGTCGTCGTCCTGGTGATGTAATGTATATCGTATCTCTCGATGCTTACTATGATTTGCTTGACGATATGGACTTCCAGAAAGCCAATGAACTTGGTGAAGTTGGTACTCGTGTAACTGGTGAAATCGGTACTGTATATGGTTCACCCGTTCTCGTGTGTGACGAGTTCCAAGGCGGTAAAGCTGCAGGCAAGTTCTGGGCTGTCGCTGTAAATACTCGCAACTTCGTAATTCCTGTACAGCGCGGTGTAACCGTAGAGTCAGATTATGAAGTAGCTAAGCAACATCGTGTATTGGTTGCTACGCAACGTCGTGGTTTCACGAACTTGTTCCAAAATGCTGGCGGTACTGCTGCCTCTGCTGGTCAAGTTGTTGCCCATAAGTGGTAAAAACTACGTTTTAGGATGGGAGCCTTCGGGCTCCCAAGCCTTTTGAGAAATTATAGATGGCTGACTTAATTACATTAGACGATTATAAGTTACTTGAAGGTATCAACTCGACTCAATTCGATGAGAAGTTTGAAGCCCTTATTAGTAATGTTAGTCAATTAGTTAGAACTTATTGTAATAATGAGTTTGATACTTATACAACTTCCCCGGGATATACAGAACAATTCGATATTCAGTGGAACACTTATGTAGTGCAATTAAGTAAGTCACCGGTAATTAGTGTTACAAATGTTTTTGAGAGAACCTCCCAGAGTTCAGCCTATGAAGAGCTATACTCTGAAGGAGGGGGAACCCCTTCCCAGTATTCATGGTACTTAGACCCAATTTCTGACTCTATATTTAGAACTCAGGAGAGCGGTGCCTATAAAAATTGGCCACGAGGTGTAGGTGCTGTAAAAGTAACTTACTTAGCGGGTTATACTTTGGTGCCTAAAGATTTGCAATTAGCTGTAGGGGATATTATTACATATTATCATCTTAACGAGCACAAAGAAAGACAAACTATTGGATCAGCTTCTAGAGAAGGAGCAGGTTCCTCAGCTATACGAAATGATCCAGGATTTCCAGACCATATTCGTAGAGTTTTGGATATGTATAGAGTAGCATGAGTAAGGCTATAGTAGATGGGATTATTCGAAGTTCTTTAAATAGAAGTGTGAAGAGATTCGATCTTATAGCTAGACGATACTCAAAAAGGAATCGCCCCCATGTCCATACTTTAACTCTAGAAGACTTTGAAGATCTTATTGTGGATAATTTTACAGGAGCAATGTCTAAGATTGTTAATAATACTGGTTTTATATATGAAAGAAAAACTCAAAATATTTTAAAAAGAATTGCAAAAAAAGTATACAGCTCTTATGTCGATATGTATAATAAGGGTCTTACTTCCAAAGAATTATTAGCAAACTATACTGGCGGTAGTATTACTATATATCAAAATTCCTTAAATGAGGTAAGGTTGAAAGAAGCTTTTTATAGATTGGCTTTTCCTTTAATTAAAGAAGCTTTTAAAAATCAGTTAAAAGGTGAAAAAGCTACTCAATTTGAAAGAGGTTTTAGAAGAAGAACTCAATTTATCCATACGGGCGGAGAGACAGCAGGAAGAGAAGCTGTAAGAATTTTAGCAAGAACAGTTTCTGGAGAATCTGCTAGAGCTGGAGGAGAAGGGCCAAAAAGTTTAAGAGCTTCTGGAATTTCAGAAAAAAATCTAGAAGCAAATATAGAAAGATCATTAAAAGGGGTAGAGTCTTCCGTGAGTTTTAGTTCAGCTAAAGCAAGAGAAGCGGGAACAAATGTTATTATAAACATGCTCCAAAGATTAGATGCTGAATGGAAATCTTCAGAGCAACAACTTAAAAACAAATATAAAAAAAATATTATAGTTACTGGTAAGATTGGTCCAAGCACGAAAAATAGGCCTGGTCAAGAATCTACAGACTGGGCAAATATTCGTCCAGAGATAGAGCTAGAAGTAGCAAAAGCTTTGGGGCTAGATTCACAAAATTTTGCAGATATGGCTGCAAGTATGGCACCTACAGAAAAAGTAGGAAGAATTTCTAGCAATCTGGTAGTCGATGCTGTACATATGGCTGCAAACGGTAAAAATGTAAAAGTAAAAGGAAAGAAAGATAAAGTAGATTCTCCTAAAAAATCAAAATCTTCTGTAAAAAGTGGTACAAAGCAGAAAAATATAAAAGGAGGAAGATCTAATATTAAAGGTATAGCTAGAGCAGCTATAGGAACTGCAGGTAGGAAGACAAATAAACCCCAAAATCTTTTGAAATTACAAGCTTTATTAAACGCAAAATTACCTGGTGTAGTAAGAAAAAATATGGGAGCTCCTGGCTTACAGAATAGATCCGGAAGATTCGCAAATTCAGCGAGAGTTACAGATATTTCTACAACTCGACAAGGTTTTCCAAGTATTGGGTTTACCTATCAAAAAGCTCCATACGAGATTTTTGAGGTAGGGAGTGGAAGAACTCCTTGGGCAAACATAGACAGAGACCCCAGAAGACTTATAGACAGATCTTTAAGAGAGATAGCAGCAGAATTAGCGATAGGAAGATTCT